ACTTACTACAGCCCTAACATTTATTGCAAAGGTTATATTAAAACCAGATATCCCTTTAAATGTTGCAACTGTTGAGATTGTAAGATTACAGGCTATAGCAGCAAAAATGTCATTTAAGGCAACATGGATGGCAAATGTTGATAAAGGTAATAGGGGTAAAAAGAATATTTATTATACCGCTGCTGAAGCAATTAATAGTTTAGTTTCTGCACTTAAGTACACAATACGATAACTGATATAATGGAATAAAGGACAAATATGAGTAAAAGTTTATTAAGAGAATTAATGGTAAAGTCAGAAACAAAAGATATTGTTAAGAAAAAATCTTTTGTCCTTGATGGTCTTGTTGAAAAAATAAGTTCTGGTTATGTTGCTGAAAATAAACCAGAGGTTAAAACTAAAAAAACATTCGCACCATCAACATTAGCATATGGGTATGGAGAGTGTCCAAGATATTGGTATTTTGCTTTTTCAGGTGCTACTTTTGAAGAAACATCTAATGCTTTTGGAATTGCTAATAGAACAAATGGAACATACAGCCATGAAAGAATTCAAGATGCTTTAATGAAATCTGGTATTGCACAAATTTTTGAAAGCAAAAATGAAAAAACACAGCAGTTAGAAAGAACAACAGAATTTGCAGTAAGCAATGACAGTCCTCCAATTTATGGTTGGGTAGATGGAATTATTAATTGGAATGGTGAAGATTTACTTTTAGAAATTAAAACTGCTCCAATTGAAGGTTTTGAATATCGTAAAAGAACTGGCAAGGCAAAGAAAGATCACATTGTACAAACTCTTATTTATATGAAAATTTTAGGATATAAGCGTGGAGTTATTTTATATGAAAATAAAAATAATCACGAGTTAGTTGCTATACCAGTAGAAGTAGATGATTATTATCGTGAATATATAAACAATGCTTTTGATTGGATGAGAACAGTTAGAGCCAGTTGGATGAAAAATGAACTTCCAACTAAAAATTATAGATCTAATTCTTCAATATGTAAAACTTGTCCTGTTAAAAAAACTTGTGATGATGCTGGTGCGGGAGTTGTGAAGATAACTTCACTGGAGGAATTGCGTGAAACAATGTGAAAAATGTGATGTAAAGTTTAAACCTAAAGTAAGTTATCAAATATACTGTAGTACAAACTGCAGAGAAGAAGCAACTAAAGAAAAAATTGCTGAAAGATATCAAATAACACGCAGACAAAAAAGAATAGGTAAACGTAGAATTTGTCTTGGCGGATGTGGCACACAATTGTCTATTTATAATGATTCAGGTTTTTGTTCTAATTGTAACGTTCATGAAAAAGCAGTAGAAAAAATGTTAAAAGAATTGAGGGGAATTATTGATTATGAACAAGACAATTAATCAACCTTCAATAATTTGTGCAATTGATGCTAGCACTAATTCAATGGCTTTTGCTTTTTATTCTAATACAAAAATAACCCAATATGGTAAATTAAATTTTAAAGGTGATAATATTTATGAAAAAGTTATAGATGCTACTGCAAAAGTAAAAGCATTTTTTGAACACTATGATCAAATAAATTCTATAATTATTGAGCATACGGTATTTATGAATAGTCCTAAAACTGCAGCAGACCTTGCTCTTGTTCAAGGAGCAATTATTGGTGGTGCTGGTTTGGCTGGTATTAAAATAATTGGCAGAGTATCCCCTATAACTTGGCAATCATTTTTAGGCAATAAAAAATTAACTAAAGAAGAACAAATAAAAATAAGATCTGTTAATCCAAACAAATCAGCCTCTTGGTATAAGTCTTATGAAAGAGATTTTAGAAAACGTAGAACAATAAAACTATTAGAAATAATTTATGATAAAGAAATACATGATTATGATGTGGCAGATGCAGCAGGTATTGGGCATTGGGCTGTTAATAATTGGGATAAAGCAGTAAAATTTGACAAGGAGTAATGATGGGTGCTAAAATGTATCAAAGCCAGGCATGGCTTAAAAAACGATATCATATGGATAAAAAAGGTCCAGAAGATATTGCCAAAGAGTGTGGGGTAAGCGTGGAGACTATTTATGTTTATTTAAATAAATTTGGTTTATTTAAAGGAAGGCGTAAAAAATAATGTGTACCTTCTTATCTGTGATATAATAAGATTATGAAAAAAGAAAAGTGTTTAATAAGTCTCTGTTCTCGTGATGTTCATGCAAAATCATATTGTATGCTTCATTACAGAAGAATGCGTGATGGAAAAAATCTTCTAGATCCAATACAAAAACAAAGAAAGCGTCAAGCAACCAAAATTAGAAATTCTAAGGGACAAAAGCAGTGCGTTGGATGTGAAAAGTGGTTTAATGAAGTTTATTTTAAATCTCATCATTTAACAGCAGATAGATTAGATGTTAGATGTAAAGAATGTGATACTTTTATGAGAATAAAAAGAATGTATAACATATCTAGAAAGGATGTAGAGTTTTTTTTATTAAAACAAAATGGTTGTGCTATATGTCACTATTCGGACAATCTGTTTCCAATATGGTGGGCTATAGATCATGATCATAATTGCTGTAGTTTAAATACAAGTTGTGGTAAATGTGTTCGTGGAATATTGTGCTCACGCTGTAATAGGGGCTTGGGACAATTTAAAGATTCATTAAATATATTAGAAAATGCAAAAAAATATTTAAAAGATAGGAAATCAAAAAGATGAAGCCAGTTCCAGTTTATAAAGATGTTAATAATTTTCACTATGAAGATTTATATTTGCATTCATTATCTGCACCATCTGGCAATAAAATTTTAATGAATTGTTTGGGAATTGCACAAATGCTTATTGAAAAAAATATTGCATATGGCGATTCCGCATTAGATCCAATTAGGGTTTTTAGTAAATCAGGTCCAATAGAACAACTGCACGTAAGAATAGATGATAAGTTAAGTAGATTAATGAGAGGCACAGACTATATTGGAGATAATGATATAGATGATTTAATTGGCTATTTAATATTATTAAAGGTGGCAAAGGAAAAAAATGACAACAGATAATGAAATGATTAAACATTTAGATGAAATAAATAAAGTTGTTGAAGAGTATTTAAAAGGTAATGACCCAACTTCAATTTCCAAACAACTTGACCTACCAAGAATAAGAGTCGTTGCTCATTTAAATGAGTGGAGAGTTATGGCTTCTGCAAATGATGCTATTCGTGCTCGTGCAAAGGAAGCCCTTGTTGGAGCAGATACACACTATACTAAATTAATTAATCAGGCATATGAAGTAATTGATGAAGCAACAATGACATCGAATCTTAATGCTAAAAATACAGCAATAAAACTTGTTATGGATATTGAAGCAAAAAGAATTGATATGTTACAAAAGGCTGGCTTATTAGAAAATAAAGAACTTGCTGAAGAAATGGTAGAAATAGAAAAACGTCAAGAGGTGCTTGTTGGAATTCTTCGTGATATTGCGTCAGAGCATCCAGAAGTTAGAGATTTAATTATGTCTAGACTATCAACTATTGCCAAAGAAGGCGAGGTAATTACAGTTGTCCACGATGTTTAATGATTTTCTTGATGCATTAAAAGATGAGCAATTTGAGGAAATCCCAGTAGATGTAAAAACCTTTGTAGAGTCGCCAGATTACCTTAATCAGCCACCATTATCTGCAATTCAATATGACATTGTTGAGGCTATGAGTCAGATATACAAAAAAAATGATTTACAAAATTTATTAGGAGCAGACATTGGAGCCAGACACTATGAAAAATATACAAAAAACGAAATCATCCTACAACTGGGTAAGGGTAGCGGTAAAGATCACACCTCTACTGTTGCTTGTGCTTATATTGTTTATAAGTTATTATGTCTCAAAGACCCTGCAAGATATTTCGGAAAACCAAGTGGAGATGCAATAGATATTATTAACGTTGCTATTAACGCAGAGCAAGCAAAGAATGTTTTTTTTAAGGGTTTTAAAAATAAAATAGAAAAGTCTCCATGGTTTGCAGGTAAATACGATCCAAAAGTAAATTCTATTAGTTTTAACAAGTCCATTACAGTTTATTCTGGACATTCAGAAAGAGAGTCACACGAGGGACTTAACTTATTTATGGCAGTATTAGATGAAATTTCTGGTTTTGCTACAGAGGTCAATACTGGAAATGATCAAGGAAAAACTGCTGACAATATATATAAAGCATTTCGTGGAACAGTAGATTCTCGTTTTCCAGATCTTGGTAAAGTGGTACTTCTTTCATTCCCTCGTTTTGCTGGTGACTTTATTTCAAAGCGGTATGAAGATGTAATTGCTGACAAAGAAGTAGTAGAACGTAGACATAAATTTATTATAAATGAAGAACTTCCTGAAGGACCAGATAATGAATTTGAGATTGTTTGGGAAGAAGACCATATCTTATCTTACAAATACCCTAGAATGTTTGCACTAAAAAGACCTACTTGGGAAGTTAATCCTACTCGTAAAATAGAAGATTTTAAAATTGCATTTTTAACAGATATGGGAGATGCAATGATGAGGTTTTTATGTATTCCAACTTATTCATCAGATTCATTTTTTAAACAAAAAGATAAACTACAAAAATGTATGACTTTAAGAAATCCACTGGATTCTCACAGGAGATTTGACCTATCTTTTAAGCCAGATCCTGATAAAATATATTATGTACATGCAGACTTAGCACAAAAACATGATAAGTGTGCTGTTGCAATAGCGCATGTAGATAAATGGGTAAATATACAGGTAATTAAAGATTACGAACAGGTAGCACCTATTGTAATTGTAGATGCAGTTGCATGGTGGGAGCCAAAAGTTGAAGGACCTGTAAATTTATCTGAAGTAAAAAATTGGATTATAAATCTTCGTAGAGAGGGTTTTAATATTGGAATGGTTAGTTTTGATAGGTGGCAGTCCTTTGACATTCAGCAAGAACTCAAGGCTGTTGGTTTAAAAACAGATACTGTTTCAGTTTCTAAAAAACATTATGAAGACCTTGCCATGATGATTTATGAAGAAAGAATTGCTATGCCAATGATACTTTTACTGCTTGAAGAAATGAGTGAACTTAAGATTATGAGAAATAATCGTATTGATCACCCTAGAAAAAAATCTAAAGATTTGGCAGATGCTGTTTGTGGGGCGGTATTTGGAGCAATATCTCACACAAGTAAACAGTCTAACCTAGAAATTGAGGTTCATACTTGGTCTTCTGCTGCTAAACTTGCAGAAAAACAAAGACATATGGTAGAATTAGAAACTAGGGAAATACCTGACGATGTTAGAGATTTCCTAAGTGAATACAAATTAATTTAAAAATAAAATATAAGGAGAAGAATGAATTCATTTAAGAGAATAGCCACAGTCTTGGCTGCAGCCTTGACTATGGGTGTAATGTCGGCACTTCCGACACAGGCTACAGTATACGCTGATGTTGTTACTATCGACGCTGCAGCAGACACCATTAATCCTGGTGAGACTGCAACTGCCGTAGTATCAGTATCATTTTTGGG